TGTCCCAATTACCAGAGACTATACCTTTGTAATGCATCAAATAGTCTTTGTGCTTACCGTCAACAGTATCAGCATCTAAGCCAGAGCCGCTACCATCATTACTGTCGTTCCAGTGTTTCTTCCATCCGTTGGCGTTATTGTTAAGAATGCTCTGGGTGTATAGCGTGCCTTCACTTCCTCCAGTCATCTTCACGGCAATAGTATTGCTGTAGTAGCTATAAGGGTCTCCGTGACCCATGCGAATACTATTGTACCAATCACTGCTGGGTGCCTTCTTAGTATCAGTAATTCCGCTTGCTTGCTGATACTCCATAGCGCTGTCAGGACCGTTAGTGGCAAACGTCACTGAGGTCTGATAAGGATTACTGGTGGTAATGGAGGTTGTACCCGAACCAGTAACGGCACCACTTAAAGTAATAGTTTGATTAGGTGCAGGGTTACCTGCGCTGTAATAGTACGAACCATGCTGACCGTCTAATAAATCTGCATCTAATCCAGAGCCAGAGCCGTCGTTGCCTGCATGCCAAGCTAAGTTGTTCCCATTAACGTAAAGAGAGCCGGTATATACGTTTGCTTGTCCGGAACCGGAATGAGCGTTGATATAGATCGGTGCCCAAGCATTGAGTGCGCTGTTGTGCGCAAAAACCCCCGCATATCCCTTGTAGTTGCCCAAGAAAGAGGCGACGTTGGTGCTGGCGTTTTTGCTGATAATCCGCCCAGCCCAACTTCCGCTAGATGAAGGCAGGTCGTGCTGGACGACTATAGATTGGTCTATGCCGTTGATGCTAATCGCGCCCGAGGATATCGTGCCTATGTTCGTTAGATTGCGGCTAGAGTCTATTACTGTGGTGCCGTTGACACTATAACCCCCTATAGCGTTCACAATACCCGATGCGTTAAAGTCTACTAACTTTGTGTATGTGGTTGGATTTCTTTTATAGAACTCAAAGACCCCTCCGTATTCAAAAAACGACACGACATCAGCCGACCCATAAGCTGATGAGCTAGTAGGGCGACCTCTAAATAGCATTCCATGATATTCATCACTAAAGCCTCTGACTAAAGTTGCTCCAGATACAGGCTCGCTTAGTCTGAATTTGTCGCCTAATAAACTTGAGGCTCCTGTACTTGTAATAGCCCCACTAGAGATAGTGCCTATGTTCGTTAGGTTGCGGCTAGAGTCGATGACGGTTGTGCCGCTAATTTTGATGCCGCCATATACTTGAACACCATCAGCATCGACCTTCATTCTGCGAGTAAAACCAGTTAGGTCGGTCGTATTGTTATCGTGTACTAAAAAGTCTAGGTACGTCCCCCAGTGTGATGCTGGGTCAGTACGACCTTGCTCAATCGCGGTACCTATCGTATCGCTTCCGCGTATAACAATCGCACCTTTACCTGAGTTGCTAGACCTCTCTACGATTAGGGGGTTTGAGTAGTCGGTTTGATTATCAATAGTTGCTGTAGTTGTATCCCCGATCTCAATGCTGGCTAAGCCAGAAGCTAGTAGGTTACGGCTAGAGTCGATGACGGTTGTGCCGCTGACACGGTAGCCTGTGCCGTCGAAAATTCCTGTCGTGCCTATTTGAGCTACATACGACCCACTGTAGTTAAACCTAAACGCTTCGCCTAGGTGGTTACCAGATCGGCTGATCCCTATGCGCCAGTAGTCGCTGTACCAACCATATTCATGTCCAGCCACAATATCGTTCGTTGTGTAACTAGAAGCCATATAGGTTTGGATCTCTCGACCTTCAGTTCCTGTTCTTGCGATGTTTCCTGTGGTTGTTATGTTGCGAGACGAGTCTATTACTGTGGTGCCGGCAATCTTGAGGTCTACACCGCCGCCTGCTTCTTTTTGGAGGTTTAACGAGCCGCCCCCAATCTGCACTGGAGCAGTATCGCCCCATGTAAAAAGCCCTAACCCATAAGCACTGCCATTTTCTTTAATAATACCTGTCTGGTTAGTTGCGCCAGCGGCTGTGCCTACTCTAATATCTGATTCAGCATTTAGGTTGCCTGAGAAAGTGGCTGTAGTCCCTGACAGAGCGCCCGTGAGTGTGCCGCCAGCCAAGGGTAGCTTTGTGCCAATGCTGGTGCTTACAGTAGTGGCGAAGTTAGGATCATCACCCAGCGCAGCGGCTAGCTCGTTAAGCGTATCCATTGTCGCTGGAGCAGAATCAACAAGGTTTGTTATCTGCGTGCCAACATACGTCTCAGTAGCATAGCCAGACAAAGACTGGTGACTGGTTAAGTAGCCAGCCGTGGAGTGATCTCCCCAGCCATAAGCCGCGTCGTAATTGGCTTTATCTGTGAGACTAAACGTAGTTCCAGTTAAAGTGATTCCAGAGCCAGCGGTGTAGGTTGTATTGCTGTCAGTGCTGCTAATAGTAAAGTTTGGGTAAGTACCTGATATGCTGGTCGCGCCTGCGCCTGTCAGAACAACAGTTTGATCTGGAGAAGTGTTAGATATAACGCCACTAGCAGATATTCCAATGCCAGTTCCTGCGCTTATCTCACCAAGTACAGAAGTAGTAAAGTCAGCACTAACCGCCTGATTTGATCCGTTACCTAAAAAGAACTGACCATCATTAAGATTGGGCACAGCATTGGTTCGACCCGCGCCCATAACCTTTATGCTACCCGCTGAAGCGTGAGAGCGCGTAACCTTACCGATCTTTTGTATTTGTGACGATTCGCCAGTGGGCGCAGTTGTAGTAAGGGCTCCGGTATCGCTTACGAATAGTTCATCGCCTTCGCTAAATGACGATGTATCTAGCCCTTGCAGTGTCCCGAATGTAACAACAGAGCAGTCAGCATTAGCCGACACAGTAGCATCGACAATACCAAAGCAAGGCATTTTGTTTGAATCGTTGGCATCGGCTTTACTGACAACAGTTTTATTTCCGCTGATACCTGATATGTATACTGGATCGCCTTTGGTTAATGCTTCACCCGCCTGGCCCTTAAACAGAATCGCGCCAGTAAGATCACCGTTAAAACCAGTAGCCTCTACCTCGCCAGTAAATGTCGCGCCAGTAAGCTCTGCATAACCAGAAAGATCAGCAGACTCTAACTTATCGTTGTTGAGGTTGGTAAAGTTAGCATCAACCTCATTATTTGTCAGGGGCGATCCTTTGCCTGCCCGTGTAGTAATCGTAGACATAGGTAGCCCCTTTTAAATTAAGATGCAGTTAAAGTAATAGTCCAAGTTACTGACATCGTGTCGTCAGCTTGCTTATTGACTACTGGGAAAATAACATGGCAAAGCATAGTGCCAGAAGTAGCAGCGTTGAAGATGCCTGCCTCTGTAACCGCGCCAGTGGCTTCACCAGCCTCAAAAGACGACACATATGTAATGGTATTGCTAGAGGCAGTAGTGCTGTCTAACGCTTCCCTAGAGCCTAGAATCGACTCCAGATCAGTATCACCAGCCGCAGCAGCAGTAGTACCGCTACCCAGTGCCATGTGAGACATCACACCAGCAGAAGCATCAGCCATGCGAGAGCAGATGTAGGTCAGACCTGAGCTTACTACTAGGTTGTTAATATCACGGCTTTCTTTGACCTTGCCGTCCTTATCTTTCAAAACTATCGCAACATCACCGCGCAGCTTTAAGTTTTCGTTTATCATAAGTCACCTGTTAAAAGGATTGAGTGTAGCCGACGTAATCTTCGGCGAAATAATCAAATGAGCAATAATTCTGCCCCCGTAAAGAACCAGAATCTGATGCCCCTATTGTATCACTCAAACCGCTAATCATGGAATGAGTAATGGAGTCAACAACAGCAGCCAGATCGGAAGTGACTTTGGTATATGTCATCTCCTGATCATCATCTGCTGATGCTTCGCCATCTAAGTCGTCAGTAACGCCAGCAGCCTCTGTTATCAACTTATGAAAGTCCATAGTTTGATCTTCAGTAGCCAGTGACGAATCAGATATAGTCTTACCGGGATCAAGTGTTGCGCTATCTGCAACGCCTGAATTATCAGCTAGACCCTTAGCAAGCGACATGTCCGCAGAGTCAGTAAATGCAGAACTGTCTGCAAATGCCTTTAATGTCTGTAGCTGTATAGACTCTCCCGCAGAAAACGCATCCGCGAGGTTTCGATTAAATCCAGTCTCTATGCTGATGCTTTCGGTAACGCCGGTTGCATCAAAAAGCAGCTTACCAATACCAAGTTTGTCAATCTGATCTGACATTGACCCTGCATCACTAAAGGGCTTCGTTGACCCAAAAGCTATGCTGTCTGTAGCGTTGAATTGATCTGCTTCTGCTTTAGATAAATCAAAAAGCGTTTGATCATTCATTCCCTGAATGTCAGATACAGACTTAACTACATCTTTTTCTTCTGAGTCACTGGCGCTTGCAGAGTCAAAAAAGAATCTAAATATCAAGAACTCGCCTAGTCTTAGTCTGGCAACTGCTTTCTTAAACGCAATGCTGGCCTCGGCTTTCTTAAATACAATTCCAGCAACAGCCTTTTTAAAGACGATATCAGCCATAGCCTTTTTAAAGCCAAGTTCAGCAATGGCTTTCTTAAACGCTATGACTGCATCAATCACTAGAAGTCGGCCCTGATGTAGAAGTCTAATATCTCAAAGATAGTTTCTACCGCGCCGCTTGCGTAAGTGACCTCGATCTCGCCCTCGTAATATCCCTCGTCAAGCTCTAGCTGTGTCCCAGAGAACGCGAATACAGCAATACCGTCTGCGAAGTTGCCCCCAACATCAGCGGCAGATAGCGAAAATAAAACACTGGTTCCACCCTTTTCCCTGAACTTTAAAAGGCAAGAGCCACCAGAAAAGTTGATTGAAGTGCCGTCATCTTGCCTAGTCAGCTTGGCCTGTATCTGTGGCGCTTGGTCGCCCTGTACTAATTGATAAATCATTCTATTACCTCGGCTCAGTTGGCCATAGTATATCATCTAAAGACGTAGCTTCAGAGTGCGTTTCTGGTATGTCTCGCAGGGCTTGCCTGTAGGTCGCCCATTCTGCCTTCTTTGCATCTGTAAGCTGGGCATCTGGCATTTGCGTCCAATCGCAAGAAAACAGCTTAATGTCTCGGCTGCCTCTTACATCGCCCCAAAACAATGCAACACTAAACGCCCACGCTGAATCTATCCACTCATGGTATACGGAAGGCCGAGAATCCCTTGTCTGCCAGCCATCGCTCCAATACCAAGTATTGATAACGTCCTGATCATTAGACTCATGACTAATATGCCTAGCTACGCAGCCATTGTATGACTGTCCATCAACATACATATCATCAACAGCAGGGCTTATAGTATATGCGACCTCACCGTCTGACTTAACCATCGCTACTTTTATCATGTCAGTATTCCAATTAGATTTGTCTTGAAGCCCCCGCCAAATGAACCACTTAGACTTGGCGCTGCATTAGTGACTGGCGTTATTTTTCCAGCTATTGTCTTTGCAGTGAAGTCAAACTCCTGAAAGAAAGAGTATATTATTGAGAAGTTAGGATAGCCCTGAGGACTTCTACCAACCTGATTTTTACCGCTCATCAGCGTATAAATTCCGCTCATCGACCCAACAGTAAAAGATGTTGGAGTAGTTGACGTTGACGATAGGTCATCAAACGATACAGCAGAAACCCTGAGATTAGAGTTATTAGAGCTGTATGCCTGCTCCCCATTAGCCTTGTAAACATTTAAGCCGTGATCTGGCGAGCTATTAGTCGGCATGTCTCTTGATCGAACACCGATAAAGTAATCAATGCTAAAGCTAGAACTAGCCTGCCAAGGGGCAAAGAAAGCAAACCCATCCGAATATACTGCTAATGTTATCTGCCTAGTAAATGTTTGCGCAGTCGGCTTGGCAAATATCAAATAATCAGTTGGCGTATTAGCAGGAAAAGAAACCTTGTTAAGAGTCTGCGATCCCGCTGAGTTTACATAACTTCTAGTCACCGAGCCACTAGCAAACGACGATATGTTGTCGTAGGTTGCGTCAATCTGCGTGAAGCCTGATTGGTTTTTAACCAAGATGCCGTAGCTCATATCCTAAACACCTGCACGTTATATGTGCCAGCATTTGTGCTGTCAGTATTAGTCACGGTGAACTGATTAGTGCCGATACTAAGCTCTAAAAATAGATTGCTTCCCTGAGTTTCATTAAGCCCCCAAGTGCCATCATTAGTTAGCCCAGATACAGATACGTTAGTCGATGAACTAGCCGATACTGACCCAGTATAAAAAGCCACATAGCGAAACTCTCTATCAGTTGTATCTAGCCTGATATTAGAGCTTGCGTCATATACCTTTAAACCATAAGCCATTAGGACAAATCACCAAGTTGAACGCGCAGCGTTGATCCTTCGTAAATCTTTATAACGTCTGACTCTATCTCCATCCTTGACCCGCTTGCAGCAGACTTAATGCTAATTCCCGCGCTTGCAGTTCCTGCAATATTTACCTGACTAACATCAATAGTACCTGTCTTTAGCAGGCCGCCATTGATAGTAGTGATCTCAGTGCTAGATGCATCAGCAAGCTCACTGTTTAGATTAGTAAATGTAACCAAGCCATCGAACTGGAAGCTGGCAAAAGGCGTACCAAACGTAAGAGTCTGTGTCCCGCCAAACGTAGCTTCTGTAACATAATAACTGGTAGCCCAATACTTAGCGTCACCACCAGTATTAGTTGGCGGTGTTCTCGACCAGTTGCTAGTAAGGCCACCAAATGCTCCAGTGCTAAAGTTGTAGGACGTTGCAGACGGGCTTGACGGTGCATTAGCAGATGACAAGGAATAGTAAACATAACCAGCAGCATTTCTAGGGCCGTCCTCGCCGTTAGTGCCGTTAGTGCCGTTAGCGCCATCAGCTCCGTCAGTGCCGTCAGCTCCGTTCTCTACGAACAGAACAGGCGTAGTCCAAGATAAACTAGAGTCAGTACCTGTTGGCCCGCTTATTTGCGCTTTGGTTATCGATATATAAACAGGATCAGTTCCGCTTGGTATCTCCTCAGACCAGCCAGATGGGGCAGTAATCGTATTAGTAGTGAAGTTATAAGAGCCGCCAGAAGGTGAGCTAGGAGTGCTAGACGCTCTTTTGTGAACAGCAAACGTAAAGGTACTTAGACCATTAGCACCGTCAGTGCCGTCAGTGCCGTCAGCGCCGTTAGCGCCATCAGCTCCGTCAGTTCCGTTTTCCGCAATAACTACGGGTGTTGACCAAGTTCCTGCGGTGACCGTACCCGTATCACCAGATATAGAGAATTGGAATGTAGCCTCGTAGATAGGATCAGTTCCAGAAGGTATAGTTACCGACCAACCGCTAGGCGCTGTTAATACGTTAGTTCCAAAGTTAAACGTGCCGCCTGTTGGAGCAGAAGGTGCGCTAGTAGCTCTCTTAAAGATCGGAGCCGTAAAGGTAGACTTGCCGTCAGTACCATCAATAGCAGCTGCATTAGTAGTAGCTGAAACCTCAGCGGTAAACGCAGACTTATTTCCACTGTAATCAACAGACTTAAACTTGTAGTAGAAAGTGGTTGCATCAGCCAAGCCGCCATTCAAGAACTCAGCATTAGCGCCAAAACCACCACCTACAGTGGCGACCTCAGAGAATGATCCACCAGAAGATGTGGCACGATAAACCTCTACGTTAGAAAAGTCCTTGTCCGATGGGTTAGTCCACTCAAGGCTGATTGATTTATAACCAGCGGTCGCTGATATAGATGTCGGTAAAGCAGGGGCAGTAGTATCTCCGACAGAGCCTTGGTTGGCATATACAAACCCACTCTTAACGCCAAGCGAGTTGATTGATCTAACTCTGGTGTAGTAGGTCGCACCAGCCTCAACTGGAGAGATTCTATATAACGTATCGTCAGTCACTACAGACTGAAATGTGCTGTTATCTGTAGACCACTGAACATCATACTGATCCACGAATGAGTCAGTACTTGCTGTCCACGAAACAACCATAGAGGTAACGATGGTTCCGTCCAGAGCAACACTGGTCTCAGCGTTAGCCTGTAAGCCAGTGGGAGGCACAACACTAAACGGATCAGGCAAGTCTGGAGCGGGGTACACTATCTCTTGAGCAGAGGTATCATAAGTATAAATCGAACCATCATACTCGATGACGTTGACAGTGCAGGTGCCATTGTAATTTAAAGTGATTTCCTCAACCTGAAAAGGTTTTCCGACCCAAGCTGGAGTCGGATGGGTAACAGTGACAATATCTCCAACACTTAATTTAATCGATTCACTTGTTGCAGTAAAAGATGCCCTTGTTGCACTTCTCGATCTTCTGAGCATCACTCTTGCTAAGTCCCTAGCAACATAGAAACTGGTCACTGTTTCTAAGTCCATATTCTCAACTAAAAGAGTGCCACCATCTTCATTTAAAAAGGTAGTTTCTTCTGTAGAGCCAGCATCAGGCCATACTGCTTGGTCTGGCTGGTAATCAAGTTCAGCGTTAGGGAACTTGACAATCATCCTGTTGAATTTGTCTTTCTTTTCCTCACCCTTGATCGAAATGCCACCAATTATTGTGTCTGTGTCAAATGCAAAAACACTAGACCCAGACTTGTCTATTTTTAACCCATATTCACCCTGAGTATAAGGAAGGAACCCACGGCATCCTTGCAGCATTGTTTTGATGTTAGAAAATAAAGTTTCATCGGTCTGCAAAACAGCGTGCGTCTGGAATATCTTTTGTCCTGATGGGCCGCCAGAATAAAAAGTCACACTCTCGTCGCAGTCAGTAGCTGCTGCTGCAAATGCAGTGTCATCAATCGCTGATGATGGCAACCCCTTGCCGTATCGCGCATTAGTAAGGTAATCACGAATACATAAAGCAGGGTTATCACTATACGCATTAGCCGCACTAGGACTTCTAGGGTCGTAGA